TGATAAATTGCACAAACAAGGTTACTATAAGTTGTGGCCTGACGAGTACTATCAAGACGTTGTGGTATCTCGTGCTAATAAGTATAAAAAGATCAATGGAGGTCTATCATGATGGGCAAGAAAAAAGTAGCTAAAAAAAGAGGCGGTGGCAGTATGGTTAAGAAAAAAGCTGGCGGCGCTATTAATCAACATAAAAGAATGGCAATGGGTTTAAAAGACGGTGGTCCAGTTGGCAAAAAACAACAAGGATATAAAGATAGAAAAGATGAATCTATTGCTATGAGAGTTAAAAAGAAAAGAACTAAAAAACAATTACGTGATAGTGCAAATGAATCATACGGTAAGTTTGGTAAAGGCACTGGCAAAGGAGTCATTAATAAACGTGGCGGCGGTATAGCTAAACGTGGCATGGGTATTGCTAAATAGTTAAATGCCAACTTATGCAAGCACAGCCAATTTTGATTTCTCTATTGATGAAATAGTTGAAGAAGCTTTTGAACGATGCGGTTTACAAGATCGTACTGGATACCAACTTAAAACCGCTCGTCGTTCTTTAAATCTTCTTTTAGCTGAATGGTCTAATAGAGGACTTAATCTTTGGACAATACAAAAACAAACAGCAGCTCTTGCTGCTGATACTATTGAGTTAAGTGGTACATCTTTGTATGGAGCAACAGCAAGTGATGCTTCTCAAATTGTAGAAATAACAGATGTGGTAATTCGTGATTCTAGTAATAATGAATATTCTTGTTCTCCTATTAGTAGATCAACGTATTTAAATTATACTGTAAAAACTTCTGGCGGTAGACCAACTCAATATTATTTTGAAAAAACAATTAATCCTAAACTATATTTATATCCTGCAGCCGATGCTGCTTATACAGTAGTTTATTATGCTATGCTTCGAATGAAAGATTCTGGTGATTATACTAATAATAACGAAATACCTTTTTCTTTTTTACCGTGTTTAACAGCAGGGTTAGCTTATTATATAGCTATGAAATATGCGCCTGATAGAATTGGTATTTTAAAACAAGTATATGAGGAAGAGTTTCAAAGGGCTGCTGACACAAATAGAGAAAATGTAAGCTCTCATTTTGTTCCTAAAGTAGGTTTAGTAGGAGGAACGTACTAATGGGTCGTTATTCATCAGGAAGATTTGCTTTACGAATATCTGATAGAGATGGACAAGCCTATCCTTATGATGAAATGGTACAAGAATGGACAGGTGCTTGGGTACACACTTCGGAGTATGAACCTAAGTCTCCTTTACTAAATCCAACTAATCATCCAACCGATGCACAATCTTTACAACACGCTAAACCACAAGTGGTTAGTGTTACTATACCTCTTGGTGGTATTTACATAAATGATGAACCTACCTCAACTATTATGAGTCAAGGCGGATCTAATGGTGTTTCTCCTGCAATTGGAGCTAATAGTTTTCAAACAGTTATGCAAACCATACAACAATTTAATCCTATACCTGCGCCAGGAGCTATGGAAACAGTGCAAGTTAGAACCATGCAACCGTTAAGTGGTAGTTCACAAGCTAATCAAGATACTATAATAAACACACAATTAGGAATAGTAACGGTGGCAATATCATGACAACTTTTGCAGACTTACAAACACAAATAAGAAGTTATACAGAAACATCTTCTGATGTTTTAACAGATACCGTAGTTAATGACTTTATTTTACAAGCCGAACTTCGTATATTTAGAGAAGTAGATTTAGATTGTTTTAGATCTTACCAATTTACTACTCTAAGTGTAGGAAATGAATTTATTGTATTACCAGGAGATACACCTAGCACAATGGCTTTTGTTCGCACTGCATCTATATATGCAACTACAGGAACAACTGCTAACGTAAGAGAATATTTAGTTCAAAAAGATATTAGTTATATGACAGAATACTGGCCAAACAGAACATCTCAAGGTAAACCAAGATATTATGCTATGTGGGATCAAAACACATTATATGTTGCGCCAACTCCAGATGTCGCTTATAATATAGAATTAGCTTTGAATCGTAATGAAACAGGGCTTTCCGCAACTAACACAACAAGTTGGGTTAGTACAAATGCGCCACAAGTATTATTATATGCTTGTCTTATTGAGGCATTTAAATATCTCAAAGGACCATATGACTTACTTGCACAATACGAAAAAAGCTATCAAGAAGCTGTGCAAAGACTTGCAATTGAACAACAAGGAAGAAGAAGGAGAGACGAATACCAAGACGGTGTTATTCGTTTACCTTTGCCTTCACAAAACCCATAGGAGAAAAAAATGGCAATATCACAAGCAGTTTGCAACACATTTAAAAGAGATCTGTTAAAAGGATTTCATGATTTTGCAAGTGGTGGTAGTACTTTTAAAATTGCATTGTTTACATCAAGTGCAAGTTTAGGAGCATCTACAGAAGATTATTCAACAAGTAATGAAATTACAAATACGTCTGGCTCTGCTTATTCAGCAGGAGGTCTTGCTTTAACTGGTCAATCGGTTACAGGTGGTACATCAGCATCAACAGCATATGTAGATTTTTCAAATGACCCTCAGTGGACATCTGCAAGTTTTACAGCTAATGGAGCAATGATTTACAACACAACTACTGATGGCGGTACGGGAACAACGGATGCAGTTTGTATTTTAGCTTTTGGTTCTGACTTTACAGCAACCAACGGTACATTTACTGTTCAATTTCCAGCACCAGGCACAAGTACAGCTATACTGAGATTATCGTAAGGATTTAACATGGCATTGATTATCAATGATCGTGTTAAGGAAACCACGACAACAACAGGAACGGGGACCATAAACCTTGCGGGAGCAAGTGGTGGATTTCAAACTTTTGTTGCGGGGATTGGTACGACCAATACAACGTATTATGCTATTGTAGCTCAATCTGGCACAGAGTATGAAATTGGTATTGGCACAGTAACTGATGCAACACCTGATACATTATCTAGAACAACGATTCTTGAAAGTACAAACAGTGATGCTGCTGTAGATTTTTCAGCAGGTACGAAAGATGTATTTTGTACATATCCAGCAAAACGTGCACCTTCTCCTAGCATGGATGCAACGGCATATGTAACAACACATAATTCTACTTTAAGTGATGATCAAACAATAGACTCAGGAGTTTTAGCAGGACCTGTAACAATTACAGGGACGCAAACAATAACAGGTAACTTGGTAATAATATAATGGCATCAGAAGTAAAAGTTAATAAAATTTCCCCAGCGTCGGGAACTTCTTTTCAGATAGGGGATTCAGGTGATACTACAACATTACCTTCAGGATCCACAGTTACGGCTGCAGGAACGATAAATGTAACAGGAACGATAAATAATACAGGAACCGCAACAGGCTTTGGATCAATTGATTGGCAGACAGGTGATATTAAAACATCTACTTTTACAGGTGTCGCTGGTAAAGGTTATTTTGTAAATACTGCTGGAGGATCAGTAACTGCAAACTTACCTGCTAGTCCTTCTGCTGGTGATCAGATGGCCGTTGCTGACTATGGAAATAATGCGAAAACAAATAACATTACTGTTGGAAGAAACAGTTCTAATATTGAAGGATCAGCTAGTGATTATATTATTAGAGAAGATGGAGCAGCAGTAAACTTTATTTACGTTGATGCTACTAAAGGTTGGATTGCTATATCTACCGCTGATGCGGATGCTTCTAAATCCGATTATATTATTGCTACAGGAGGAACAGAATCAACTTCGGGTGATGAAAAAATTCATATTTTTGAATCTTCAGGAACTTTCACTGTATCAAATGCAGGAACAGCAGATGGTTCTAATTCAGTTACATATCTTGTTATTGCTGGTGGGGCTGGTGGTGGATTTTCTAATGACAGTGAAAAAGGCGGTGGCGGTGGCGGTGCTGGTGGATTTCGTACAAACTACAGTCCAGGTGCTTTACCAGGCACAGCTGGTTTATCGGTTTCGGCACAAGCTTACCCTATAACAATAGGTGCTGGTGGAGCTAGTACTAGCGCAGGAGGTACTTCAACTTTTTCATCTATTTCATCCGCTGGTGGCGGAACTGGTGGCCGTGGATTTTCAGGTTCTGGTGGTTCATCTCATAATGGTGTTGCTGGTGGTTCAGGCGGAGGTTCTACAAAAGGTGGTTCAGGCGGAGCAGGTAATACTCCTCCCGTTTCTCCTTCTCAAGGAAATAATGGTGGCGCTTCTGCAAATCCAGTTGGTGAATCAGGTTCAGGCGGAGGTGGTGCTAGTGCAGTCGGTGCTAGTGTACCAGGTTCTGGTGGAGCTGGTGGAGCTGGTGGTGGAGGAACCCCTTCACAAATAAACGGAGTAAACGCAGACCGTGCAGGCGGTGGCGGTGGCGGCGGTCATCCTACAGGCAATCCTCCTGGAGCTGGCGGTGCTGGCGGTGGCGGTGGAGGCGGTACTGGCGGAACGGCTGGTGGATCTCCTGCTGGAACGGCTGGAACAGCAAATTTTGGTGGCGGAGGGGGTGGCGCTTCTGGAAATACTCCAGGGGTAACTGCTGGAAATGCAGGTGGATCAGGTTATGTTGTAATCAGATACAAATACCAAAACTAATGATATGGCAAATGTACGAATTCGTGATCAAGGAAAACTTACACTAAAAGACTCAGATAATTCTAACGAAGTATCTTTACAAAGTCCTTCTACTGTTGCAGCAGATCAAGACTTTATTGTTCCTAACGCTGATGGTTCAGCAAATAATTTAATTACAACAAATGCTTCAGGCACATTATCTTTTACCGATATAAATACTTTAGTTACATCAGATATAAATTGGAACACTACTCCTCAATATAATAATATTACTTTAGTTTCTGGCACAGGATATTTTATTAATACAACAGCAGGAGCTACAACAATGACTTTACCTGCTAGTCCTAGTGTGGGTGACTTTGTAGCTTTAAAAGATTATGCAGGCACCTTTGGAACAAACAAATTAACAATAGATAGAAATGGTTCGAATATTCAAGGATCAGCAAACAATTCAGATTTAACAACTAATCGTGCTTCTGTTGTTCTTGTTTATGTAGATGCAACAAAAGGTTGGTTATACACTGTAGAAAATAATGTTGGTGATTTAGAAGGACCAACTTACATAGCAGCTTCAGGTGGCACTGAAACAACAAGTGGTGATTACAAAATTCATACGTTTAATTCTACTGGAACATTTACAGTATCATCTGTAGGTAATTCTAAAGGTGGAGGCGATGGTGTTTCTTACATGGTTGTAGCTGGTGGCGGTGGCGGTGCTGGTGATAGTTCTGGTGGTGGAGGTGCTGGTGGTTATAGAGAAGGTAAAAACTCTGGTGATCCCTATACAGCTTCACCATTAAATGCACCTTCAGGTTTAACAGTAACAGCGCAAGCTTACCCTGTAACAATAGGAGCAGGTGGACCAGCTCCTTATTCTTGTCAAGGGGCTAGTGGAGATAATTCAGTTTTTTCAACAATAACTTCAGCAGGTGGCGGAGGTGCAGGTCATCCTCCTGGTCCATCTCCTGGAGATAAAAATGGTGCTGCTGGGGGTTCTGGTGGCGGTGCAGGTCCTTCTGGATATCCATCTGGGGGCGGCGCAGGTAATACACCTCCTGTATCTCCTCCTCAAGGAAATGCAGGAGTGGGTGGTTCTCCTTATCCTTCTTGTCGAGGAGTCGCTGGTGGAGGTGGAGGCGCTGGAGGCGCTGCTCCTGCTGTTTCTAACACATTAGATGGCTCTGCTGGAATTGGTGGTGTAGGAACAACAACTAACATTAATGGATCTCCTGTTGGTAGAGCAGGCGGAGGTGGTGGTTCGTTAGGTGCATCATTTGAACCTATACCTGGCAGACCAAATAATGGTAATGGTGGAGGACCTTTTGGTGGAGGTATTGGTGGAACAAGTTCTGTTCCTGCTCCAGCAGGTGGTTCAGGTCCTATTGCAGGAACTAATGCTACAGCTAACACTGGTGGCGGTGGTGGAGCTGGAGCTGGAAACCAAGGTGGTAAATCTGGTGGTTCAGGTGTTGTAATTATTCGCTACAAGTATCAAAATTAATATGGTAAAAAAC